ACACCAGCAGGTAAAGGTAATTGGTCTTATGATATGTTCCAAAAAGGACAAATTAAGGATGATAAAGAATGGCAATCTTGGCAATATACTACATTAGATGGTGGCAGAGTATCAGAAGAAGAAATAGAACAAGCAAGGAAAGATTTAGATGAAAGAACATTCAGACAAGAATATGAAGCATCTTTTGAAACATATGCTGGACAAATATATTATGCCTTTGATACTAATAATAATGTTGTACCTTATCGTGATAATCCCGATGATCTAAAAACAATTTATATTGCGGCCGACTTTAATATAAGTCCCATTACAGCATCAATATCTGCTAAAACAGATTTTGGATTACACTTCTTTGATGAAATACAAATATACTCATCTAATACAGATGAATTGGTTCAAGAAATAAAAAATAGATATCCATATCAAAGAGTACATATATTCCCTGATCCAGCGGGAGTGCAAAGAAGAACATCAGCAGGTGGAAGAACAGATATTAGCATATTAGAAAATGCAGGATTCACAGTAAGATATAGAAGACGTCATCCAGCAGTAAGGGATAGAATAAATGCAGTTAATTCAGCAATACATTCAGGTAAGATATTATTTGATCCTAAATGTAAAAATGTTATTAATGGATTACAAAAACAAACATATAAAGAAGGTACACAAATACCTGATAAAGATTCAGGCTATGACCACTTCAATGATGGTGTAGGCTATAAAGTAGAATACTTGTTCCCAATTAAGAAAGAACAACCAGAATTCGATGAGACATCAACCTGGGGAGTAGGTACACTATAAAGTGCTAAATACGAAATAGGAAAGAATTATGACATATACAAATACATCATTAGAACAACAACATCCAATCTATAAACAACAATTATCAGATTGGCAATTCTATATGGATTCATACTCTGGCGGCGAGACATACAAAAGCAAGAACTACCTAACAAGGTATAAGTTTGAAACTGATACTGCATATACTGCAAGAATTAAACAAACACCACTTGATAATCATTGTGCATCTATTGTACAAATATATAGTTCATTTATATATACGGAATTACCAACAAGGTTATTTGAAACATTAGAGAATGATCCTATATTACTTGATTTATTAGAAGATGCAGATAGAGATGGTCGTTCATGGGATCAATTCATTAAACAAGCATCTATATTAGCATCTGTTTATGGTCATACTTGGATAGTAGTTGATAGACCTAATGTACAAGTGAATACAAGACAAGAGGAAATAGAAAATGGAATTAGACCTTATGTCTCTCTTATTACCCCTCCTAATATTACAGATTGGAAGTATACTCGTTTGGATAATGGTTCATATGAATTAGAGATGTTAAAAGTAATAACTCATAAAGATTCAGATAGCACTACATATAAAATCTATTATAAAGATAGAACAGATACAGTAACAGTACGAGGTGAAAGTGTCACAACAGAAACAGTAGATAACCCATATAATCAAATCACTGCTGTACCATTATATGCACAAAGAAGTTTAACACCAGGTGTAGGTATCAGTGATATTGGTGATATAGCAGATATGCAAAGGGCTATCTTTGATGAGAATAGTGAAATAGAACAAATTATTAGATTATCAAGTCATCCATCACTAGCAAAAACCGCACATACTCGTGCTGGTTCAGGTGCAGGTGCAATTGTAGAAATGCCAGAAGATTTAGATCCTGGGTTAAAACCATATCTATTACAACCATCTAGTCAATCATTAGATAGTATTCGTGCTGCTATTGTAGATAAAGTAGAAGCCATTAATCGTATGGCAAATGTAGGTGCAGTTCGTGCTATTGAAAGTAAAACAATGTCGGGGGTAGCAATGGAGACTGAGTTCAGATTACTTAATTCAAGATTAGCAGAGAAAGCAGATAATTTAGAATTAGCAGAAGAACAAGTATTCCAAATAATAGCAATGATGCAAGGCACAACTTGGGAAGGTAAAATTGAATATCCAAATTCATTTAACACTCGTGACAAATATAACGACTTACAATTCTACCAACAAGCATTAGCATCAGGTATTGAAAGTGAATTATTTAAGAAAGAGTTACATAAGAAAATTGCTGAATTGTTATTTGATGAAGTAACAGATATCAATAATGAAATTGATAACACTACTACATTCACTGATGAAGGGTTAGTATGACATATGAAGAAAAGGTTGAAGAATTATATCAATCTTATCTAATAACCTTTGATAAGGCATTAAGTAGTATTCAAACTAAAGTAACTGCCTTATTATCTAACTATACAACAATAACACCTTCTGATGCTATCACTATTCAAACTGAAATAGATAGAATATATCAAGAAGAATATACACCAGTAGTTAATGAAACAGTTGAATCCTTTAATGAGGCTTGGTTATTATTATTAGCAATGCCTACTTTGAAAGATACTAAAATAGATAAACGAGTTCTGAATAATGTTCGTAAAAATGCTGTATCTCAATTTCAACAACAAGCCACATTAGTTAAAACAAAGTTAAATTCAACTATCTATAATGCATCAATAGTAGGATCATCAATAGCAAATACAATAGTAACATCAATTGATGTTATAAAAAGTAATATAGGAAACCCAAAGAATACTATAATTGATACATTCTATAAAAGCACTGCTACTATAGTGAAATATGTAAGTGATAAAGCAAGTATTAAGAAATGGAAATATGTAGGTCCATCTGATGAAAAGACAAGGGCTTTCTGTGAGAATCATGTAGGTAATGAATACACCAAGGAAGAACTAGTAAGCCAATGGACGGCAACTTGGAATGGTAAATCAGGCAGTGACCCCTTCATTGATAGAGGGGGTTATAACTGCCGTCATCATTTAGAACCTGTTAGTTAACTCCAGTAATCTCCCATGTACTACGATCATCCCACTTACATTCAAATGCACCGGCCGCAATCATCTTATTATACAGAGTATAATGATCTGTAGTCTTTTTGATACTCTTATTATTTAGAGTATCTAATTCGTCCTGTGTCATATTTTTTCTGTCCGCAGTTGCAAACTCCAGGCACCACTCCACATATTTTTTAGTAGCAGTAATATATTCATTCACGAGATCAAAATGTTTAACATCAACATCACGTTTAGTTGCTTTAACACTTATTCCATTAGGTCCCATATCACCTGCTACTGCTTCAATTGTAAAAGTTTCCATCTGTATATCCTTTTAGTTAATTTGTTAATGCATTATTGCTTTAACTGGTATCTATTATACAGACATATAAAAATAAATCTAATTGTAGTTTCTTATACCCCCCATAATAAAACTTATGACCTTCTATAAACAATATCACAAATATATTTGTATAAATAACTTATACGAAACAATACGGGATAATACCCGGTCTTACTCCAAACATAAGAGGTAAAATAATGTCAGAAACAAACACTGAAAATATGGAAAATGAAGATACTGGTACTTCACAAAATCAGGAAGCAACATTCACACAAGAAGATGTGAATAAACTCATCGCACAACGAGTTGATAGGGTTAAACATCAATACGAAAAGAAATATTCTGGTATTGATATTGACCAATATAATCAATTAATAAATGCAGAAGAGGAACGAGAATTGGAATCTAAAAAAGCAAGGGGTGAGTTTGATGATATATTAAAACAAACCGTTACTAAAAAAGATGAAACAATTCAATCGTTGAATAATGAATTACGAGATATTAAGATTAATGGTGCATTATTAAATGAGGCATCTGCCAAAAATGCAATTAATCCAAATCAAGTTGTTCAATTATTACAAGGGCAAGTTAAACTTAATAGTGGTAATGTAGAAGTACTAGACCCAACAACTAATCAAGTAAGATACACTGAAAACGGTGATGCAATGCAGGTTAGTGAACTGGTCAATGAATTTTTGCAAACAAATCCACATTTTGTTCAAGCAGGTCCAAAGGGTAGTGGTTCAAGTACCATAACAAATACAAATGGTACAACATTTGATCCTACTCAATTAGATATGACAAAGGCTTCCGATAGGGCCAAGTATAAACAACATCAAGCAGATAACGGTTTGATGTAGACCATTTAACATACAAGGAGAAAGACAATGGCAAATACAATTAACGACCAAATGATTGGTACATTAATCACAGCGGCAGAGTTCGCTACATATGAAAACTCAATTGCACGAGTAGTAGGTACAACTTACAATGTTGCACCAGGAACAGGTAATACAGTTCAAGTGCCAATTTATGCAGGCATGACTGCTGGGGCAAAGAATGGATCAGATGAATTTGCTGATGCAGCAACAGGTGCAACATCAGCATCAATTGCAGTGGCAGAATTAGGTGTTTATAACCGAATCAAAGATATGGAAGAAGGTGCAACTGCATCAAACTTAATCAATGATTTAGGCTTACAAGCAGGTTTAGCAGTAGCACAGGGTATTGATGAAGCGGCATTTGGTAACTTTGGTTCATTCACTGGTGGTACAGTAGGTGATACAACTACTGATTTAGGCATTGCTGATGTAATGCGAGGTGCCTCACTTCTTCGTGCGGCTGGCTATGTAGGTCAATATGCATGTGTACTAAATCCACTACAAGCATTACCAATTAAGACTGCATTAGCAAGTACATTAGCCGGTGGTGAACGAGTACTAGGTGCATATTACCTTGGTAGTATTGCAGGTGTTGATGTATATGAATCAAGTGCAGTAGGCCGTGCTGATGGTGCTGATGCAGGTACTGATCCAGAATCAACAGGTGCAGTATTCGTTAAACAGGCATTAGGTGTTGCAATGCGAGGCGGTATTGAAGTGGAACAACAGCGTTCTGCAAAAGGTAAGGCTACTGATTTAGTAGTTTCTGCTGTCGTAGGTAGTGGTGTTATTAATGCCGCTGCTGGTGTACAGTTAATTGGTAAGTCGGCTTAGTAGATTATAATGGCCTTCATAACACAAAATAATGTGGTAGTTAGTTTTGCAGAATATCAAGATGTATTAAACATCGAAGATAGACTGTTTGCTATTAATGAAGGCATAACATCATTAGATATAGAAATCAACTTACAAAGAAGTACAACAAGAATCCTGAATAAGTTAAAAGCCAGTGATTGGTGGAAGGCTTATTCAGGATCTAATGATCCAGATCCATTGGATACAACAAAGATAATGAGACAGGAAGATTTTACTGATTTATGTGTATATTTTGCAATGCATCAGTATATTTTACCTAAATCATCTAACTTTGATGATTCCAGTGCGGATTACAACAAAATAGAATACTACAGGGGTAGGTTCTTGGAGTTATTTGAAGAATTATTAGTTGATGGAGACTGGTATGATGAAGATTCATCTGGATCAGTTGAAGATGACGAAGTTCTACAATCCCTTCCAAGCCTACATATGGTACGATGAGAGATAATATAGTTCAACATTTACAAGGTGAAACATTAGGTGCATATAATGTATCAACGGAATTACCTTGGTTAGAAAATGGAGAACCACTTTATTCACTAAACCCAAAAGTAATCTATATTGATGAAGATCAAACAGATCAGGAAATTGTACTTCAAGTCTTAAATGGCAATGATGTAATGAAAACCATTACACAAGTAAGGGTATATGTATCAAACGATGCGAAAACTCTACCAGCAGATTATAATACAATGAAACAAGTATTATCCGATACAAAAGATACTAGTTTAATTAGCAATTCATATGATAAAGAAGTTGATATTACCACTTCTTATGAAGGTGATATGTTAGTTACACAGGCTTTATATCGGTTTACCACAATTAATTAAGGAGAAAAACAGTGGCAAATATTAATGTAGCAGGAACTGGCAACTTCGCAACAATCAAAATTGCACATACAGGCGATTTAGATACTGATAGTATTACACTACCAGGGTTGCAAGATGTAACAGTTAATAACAGCAACGGACAATACCGTTGGAAACAATTAGATACTACTTCAGAATTTGTAGTATCTACTACAGCAACAAACCAAGTAACATTCAATATGGTACTTGACCCAACAACATTCTATGGAACTGGTGTTGGTACAGGTGCTGATGCAGATGGTGTATTCAACCTATCTAATAACAAGACAGAAGTAGATGTTCGTGTTTATTGGCAAGGTACAGCATCAGGCGACAAGTATGTTGAAGCAACAGGATATATTACAGGAATGAGTCCTACAGTAAATCCAGATGCACCAGTATGGGTATCACCAGTAACTATCGATGTTAGTGGAGACTTTACACAAGGTACAGTTGTTTAAGTAGTTTAACCCCCTCTTAATTGAGGGGTTTATATTATATGAGATTTGAAGATTTAACCAAACAAGAACTACTTCAGTCTATGGAGGCAGAAGTAGCAAAATCATTATCTGAATTAAGTCATGCACAAGAAGATATTGATAAAGCGAATAATCGGTTAAAGTTTATATTAGCGATTATTCACCACATAAAAGAGGATTAACAGATGAAATTAAGTGAATTAGCAGGTGAACCTACTTTAATTGAAGTAGTATTAGATAGTGAAGAAGTTATAGAAGAATATGGTGAAGCATTGACATTTCATACTTGGGACAGACAACCAATGGATGTATTTGTTAAATTAGCATCTATTAGTGATAATGATATGGGTAATATTATGGAAACAGTAACCCAAATTGTTTTAGATGAAAAAGGCAAACCTATTATTAATAAAAAAGTAACTTTACCAACTAAGATATTAATGCAAGTCGTAGGCAAAGTAGTTGAATTACTGGGAAAGTAGTTCAGTCAGAAGTAAAATCTGACAGCCCTGAATTATCACAAGTAGTAATGATAGATATGATGGCAACTCGCTATCATAAACTTCCCTCTGAAATATTAACCAATGCTAATACAATTGATTTATATTGTATGGATTTATCTTTGGCTTATGAAAAGCATTGTCAAAATGACAAGAAACCACATAATGATTTTGATATAAATACATTAGAAGATGCAGTTAAACAGGTGAAATCATGACA